ACGAGATCTACTGTCATCCGGTCTCCTGACCGGCTGGGCCCGCGCCGGACCCTGTATCCCTGACCCCGCCGCACGCGGGGTCTTCGCATGTCTGGAGACCCTTCATGGTTTCGATCACCCGCGCGGCGGACCTTCTGGAAGTCGGCGCGAACGGCGGCGGCTGGGTGGCCCCGCTGGGCACGTCCTCCCCCGCCGACCCGGCGATCCAGCCGGCGGCCCCGTGGCTGCCGCTGGGCGCCATCTCCGACGACGGCCTGGTGCAGGGCTTCGAGGAGGACACCCAGTCCTTCACTCCGTGGGGCTACACCGCCCCGATCCGCACCACCATCACCTCGTCGCTGCGCACGTTCGGGCTGACGGTGTGGGAGACGGGCCGCACCACGGTGCAGGCCCTGCAGTACCGCCTCGACGCCGCGGACCTCACCCCGGCGGGCGGTCTGACGACGTTCGCGGAGACCGCGTCCCCGACGCCGGACCGCAGGGCGTTCTGGTTCGTCGTCCTCGACGGCGACAACTTCCAGCGCGGCTTCTACGTGCCGGAGGGCGAGATCACCGAACGGTCGGACGTCACGCACAAGCAGGACGAGATCGCCGGCTTCGAGTGGACGGTCACCGCCTACCCGGACAACGCCGGCAACACCGTCTACCACTTCGACCGCCTCCCGGAGACCCCCGAGTACAGCGGGTCCTGAGCTGGTGGACGGGCCGCCACCCTGGCGCGGGCCCGGCCCGTCCACCTCCCTTCCCCCTTGCCCGCGCCCTGAACGAAGGAGGCCCGCGCCATGCCCGCCACCAATGACCAGATCGAAGCAGCACGCGCCCAGGAGACCGAGGCCGACACGGAGGGCGAGTTCCTCACCGTGCCGCTCGCCGGATACGACGGCGTCACCAAGGACGTGCGGGTGCTGCCCGCGAACCGCTGGAGGGCGTCGGCCCTGCGCGCCATGAACGCCGGCGACATCGACGGCTTCATGGCCATCGTCCTTCACGAGGACGACTTCGAGATCTACGAGGATCTCGACCCGACCACGGACGGCATCGGCAAGTTCGCCGAGGAGGCGTCCCGGCGGTCGGGGGAGGCCCTGGGGAAATCCAGTGGACCCTCGCGGTCCTCACGGAGCACGCGGAAGCGCTAGAGGCCGACCTCCTCGAGCGGGGCATCGACGTCCTGGACGTGCACCGGGGCCGCATGTCGTGGCGGCGGCTGCGCGTCCTGATCCAGCATCTGCCGCCGGAGTCGGCGACGTGGACCGCCATGCGGAACGCGGCCGACCCGGCGGAGCTGGCCGCGCAGGCGGAGAAGGGCGAACCGGAGAAGGGCCGCTGGTCACAGACGGAGCAGCTCCTCGCGCTGGTCGCAGACCGCGTGGCCCGCCTGGAGTGGGTGCTGCTCTGCGTGAACACCGAGAAGAAAAGCAAGCGCCCGGACCCGCCGGAGCCGATCCGCCGGCCCGGCGCCGCACCCCGCAAGAAGAAGCCGAAGCTCAACACGAACTCGGCCGACCGACTGTTCCAGCTCATCCAGGGCGGCGCCGAGTAGCGCCACGGAGGAGGTGCCGTGGCCGCGATCAGCGTGGGTTCCGTCGAGGTCGACGTCGTCCCCAACACCCGGGGCATCTACCAGCACCTCCGCACCGCGATGGTCCCGGCCGCCACGCGCGCCGGCGAGGACGCGGGCAGCGCGGCCGGCCGCGCGTTCGGCCCGGCCATGCAGTCCCAGATCGGCGGCATCGGCCTGCGGATCGGTGAGCAGATCGGCCGTCAGATCGCCGCGCGGCTCACCACGGCGATCCGTGACGGGCTGCGGGACGGTGTGACGCAGGGCGGCCGCGCGGCACGTCCTGCGGCCACCCGGCAGGGCGAGGAGACGGGTGGGGCGTTCGCCCGCTCGCTGCGCGCCCGGCTGCAGGCCGCGTTCCGCTCCATGCCCCGCCTGGACGTGCGTCTCTCCGACACGGGTGTCGACGCGGACCTGGCCCGGCTGCGGGCCCGCCTGGAGACCCTCGCCGGGAAGACCGTCGGTATCGACATCGATGCGGCGACCGCCCGCGCGGAGGCCGCCGACATCGAGGAGCGGCTGCGCCGCATCGGCGCCGCCCACCCCAACGTGGCGGTGCGCGCGGACACGGCCACGGCGATCGCCCAGCTGCAGATGCTGCAGCGGGAGATCGACGACGTGTCGCGGGACCCGGCCCGGATCCGCGTGGAGACGGACGGCACCTTCGGGCAGCGTCTGCGCGCGCAGGTGCAGGCCGCTGAGGCGTCCCTGCCGAACATCAACCTCACCGCGGATTCGTCCTCGGCCGAGGTGGAGATCGCCCGGCTGCGGGCGCAGCTGACCGCGCTGCGGGACGTGCGGATCGGTGTCGACATGGACACCGCGACGGCGACGGCCCGCATCTCGGCGCTGCAGACGCGGCTGCAGGCGCTGTCCTCCTCGGATGCCGACGTGGCTGTGCGCGTGGACGCGTCGGCCGCGGCGGCGCAGCTGGCCGCTGTCCAGGCGATGGTGAACCGCCTGGACGGGCAGACGGCGAACGTCAACGTGCGCATGTCCGGCATGCAGGTGCTGCTCGCGGCGGCGCTGGCGCTCGGGCCTGCCCTGTTGCCGGTGCTGCCGGTGGCGGCGGCCGGCCTGGGCGCCGTCGCTGCTGCTGCTGCGGCGGCCGGTGCCGGGATCGGCGGCATCGCCCTCGTGGCGGTGCCCGCCTTCAAACAGATCGGGTCTGTGCTGCAGGCGCAGAAGGCGGCGCAGGACGCGGCAGCGAACGCGACGATGCGCGGCGGGCAGGCCGCGGCGCAGGCGGCGTCCCGCGCCAACCAGATGGCGTCCGCGCAGCAGAACCTGGCGACCGCCCACCGCAACGCGGCCCGCCAGATCCGGCAGGCTGAGCGCGGCATCCAGGACGCGGTCCGTAACGCTTCGGAGGCGAACCGGCGGGCGAAGCAGCAGCTCGCCGACGCGGTGCAGCAGGCCGCGGACCGGCAGCGGCAGTCCGCCGAGCAGGTCGCCCGCGCGGAGGAGTCCCTCACCGACGCGCAGCGTGACGCCCAGCAGGCCCAGAAGGACCTGAACCAGGCCCGCCGGGACGCCGCTCAGGAGCTCGCCGACCTGCAGACCCGCCTGACCAACGCACAGCTGTCCGAGCGGGACGCGGTGCTGTCGGTGCAGGAGGCCCGCGACCGGCTGCGCACCGTGCAGATGGCCGGCTCCCGCGCCTCCTACATGGAGCAGCAGCGGGCGCAGCTTGCCTACGACCAGGCTGTGCAGCGGCTGAAGGAGCAGCAGGCCGAGACGAAGCGCCTCACTGCGGAGAAGAAGACCGCGGACAAGGCCGGCGTGAACGGTTCGAAGACGGTGCTGGACGCGCAGGAGCGTCTGCGGCAGGCGGACAAGAAGGTCGCCGAGCAGCAGCGGGACCTGGTGCGGGCTCGTTCGGATGCGGCCCGCCAGCAGGTCGAGGCGCAGCGCGCTGTGGCGGAGGCGCAGCGGAATGTCGCGCGCACGCAGGAGGACGGCGCCCGGTCGGTGGCGCGCGCGCAGGAGCAGCTGGCGGAGGCGCAGGCATCCGCCGCGGACTCGATCGCGTCGGCGCAGCGGCAGATCGCCTCGGCCGCGTTGCAGGCGGCCGGGGGGATCGATCAGGCGGCGATCGCGCAGGCCAAGTACCGGGAGGAGTTGGCGAAGCTCACCCCGGAGGCCCGGGAGACGATGCTCGCCTACACGGGCTTGCGGGATGCGTTCAGTGCGTGGTCGCGTTCGCTGCAGCCGCAGGTGATGCCGATTTTCACGCGTGCCCTGAACGGCATGAAGCGGTCCCTGCCGGGGCTGACGCCGTTCGTGCGGGAGGCCGCGGACGCCGTCCAGTCGCTCATGGACCGCGCGTCGGCCGAGCTGAAGAAGCCGTTCTGGCAGGACTTCAAGGACGACCTGCAGGGCGCGGTGAAGCCCGCCATCGAGGGCCTGGGCGTCTCGTTCGGGAACGTTTTCAAGGGCATGGCCGGCATTGTGGGCGGCTTCCTCCCGCACATGGACTCCATCTCGGAGCGGATGCAGCGGCTGACCGGCCGGTTCGCCGACTGGGGCGCGAGCCTCAAAGACAGCCCGGAGTTCCGGGACTTCCTGTCGTACAGCTCGGACATGGCGCCGAAGCTGAGCGGGGCCCTCAGGGAGATCGCTAGCGCAGTCCTGAAGATCTCGTCGGCCATGTCGCCGATCACTTCGATCGTTCTCGGTGTCGTCGAGAAGGTCGCCGAGGGGATCGGGTGGCTCGCGGAGAAGGCGCCGTGGCTGGTGCGGACGATCTACGGCATCGCGCTCGCCTTCACAGGGTGGCGGATAGCGATGGCGCTGTGGGCTGCCGTCACACGCGGCGCGGCGGTGGCGATGGCTCTGTTCAACGCGGCGATGGCACTGAGCCCGCTGACGTGGATCGTCATCGCGATCATCGCCGTGGTCGCGATCATCGTCGTGCTGTGGAAGAAGTGCGACTGGTTCCGCAACGCGATCAAGGGCGTCTGGAACGCCATCAAGGTCGCGGCGCTCGCCGTGAAGAACTGGTTCGCCGGTCCGTTCTCCCGCTTCTTCACCAAGACGATCCCGGCCGTGTTCCGCTCCGTCCTCGACTGGGTGAAGAGGAACTGGCCGTGGATCCTCGGCGCGCTCACCGGTCCGATCGGCCTCGCTGTCGTCTGGATCATCAAGAACTGGGACAAGATCACCGCCGGTTTGTCCGCCGGATGGGGCTGGCTGAAGAAGCACGTCCTCTTCCCGATCCGCGACTTCTTCACCAAGACCATCCCCGGCTGGGCGGGCACCCTGAAGGACAAGCTCGTCACCGCCTTCGACAAGGCCGCCAAGGGCATCGGTACAGCCTTCTCGGCTGTCCGGCAGGCTGCCCGCAAGCCTGTCCAATATGTCGTGGACGTCGTCTACAACAACGGCATCCGTGGCGTGTGGAACCGGGTTGCGGGCGCGTTCGGCGCGCCGAAGCTGAGCTACTACAAGTTCGCCTCCGGTGGTGTCATGCCCGGCTACACGCCGGGCCGTGACGTGCACAAGTTCGTGTCGCCGACCGGCGGGGCGCTCGAGCTCAGCGGTGGCGAGGCCATCATGCGGCCGGAGTTCACCCGCGCGGTGGGCTCCGGGTTCGTGCATTCCCTCAATGCGCTCGCGCGGTCGCGCGGGTCGCAGGGCGTGAAGGCAGCGCTGGCGCCGATGCTGGGCGGGAACCCTCGCACGCCGACGGACACCTCGCTGCGGTACGCCCGCGGCGGGGTGTTCCCGACGCAGCGGTTCGCGTCGGGCGGCATCTTCGGCTGGATCAAGGACCGGGCCTCCGACGCGGTCGGCGCCGGGTCAGCGGCCTGGAACAAGATCAAGGAGGGTGCGTCCTGGCTGGGCGACACCCTCGAATCGTCCGCGCGGGCGGGCGTGAAGAAGGTCGTCGAGCCGTTGCTGAAGCGGTTCCCCGGCATGGACACCGGCTTCGGGAAGCTGATCCGCCGCATCCCCAACAAGGTGATCGACGCCCTGTTCGGGTACAGCAAGGAGGCCGACAAGCGGGGCGGCAGCGGCATCGGCGGGCCCCGCATCCAGGCGGCGCTGCGCTGGGCGAAAACCCAGCACGGCAAGCCCTACCAGTGGGCGGGCAACGGCAACCCGAGCTGGGACTGCTCCGGGTTCATGTCGGCGATCGAGTCCGTCATCCGCGGGCAGAAACCGCACCGCCGGTGGGCGACGATGGCGTTCCGTGGGAAGACGGCCCCTCCGGGCTGGGTGAAGAACGGCAACAGCGCCTTCCGCGTCGGCATCACGAATGCGGGAGTGGGCCACACCGCGGGCACCCTCGGCAAGACCAACGTCGAGTCGAGGGGCGGCGACGGCGTCGTCGTCGGTAGCAGGGCGCGCGGCTACAAGTCGTCCCTGTTCACGGACTGGTACGGCTTCAAGCCGGGATCCTACGACTCCGGCGGCTACCTGCAGCCCGGGCTCAACCTCGCCTACAACGGCACCGGCCGGCCCGAGCCGGTGTTCACCACGCAGCAGGCGAACGCGCTCACCTCCCTCGCGGCGCGAGGCGGCGGGCAGCAGCTCGGCGACCTTCAGGTGTCGGTGTACGTCGGCGACCAGCAGATCACCGACATCGCCCGCGCGGAAGTCCGCACCGCCCAGGGCGAGCTCATCCAGGTACTCAACGCGGGCTGAGGAGGCGACCAGTGGCGATCCCCGGGAACTTCCTCTCCCCGACGACGGAGGCCGTCGACCCGAACATCTCCGGGTGGGCGGCGAAGCTGAATGCGACGCTGTCGAAGGGGACGGGCGGCCGGAACGGGGACGGCTGCCTGGTCGTCAAGAGCGTGGCGGCGGGCGAGATGCAGGCCCGCACCGTCTCCTCCTACCCGATCACGCCGGGCACCGTGTACTTCGCGTTCGCGGACGCGGCCGGGGTGAGCGCGGAGCGGATCGGTATCCGCTGGCTGTCGGCGGCGGGTGCGGAGGTGGCGGTGTCGTGGTCGCTGGCCACGCTCACCTCCTCCGCCAGCTGGCACCGTGTGAGCCTCGCCGCGGTGGCGCCGGCGGGGGCGGCGCAGGCGCAGGTGCTGCTGTCGTCGACGGAGGCCGGGGCGGCGGTCAACCACTACTGGGAGAACGTCTACCTCGGCTTGCCGGTCCGCACGACCGGCAACCTCTTCCCCTTCAACACCGAGTCCAGTGAGCTGGACGCCTCCGGGTGGACGGCCGTCGTGAACGCGACGATCTCCCGGCAGGTCCCGGTGATCAACTGGGCGGTCACGAACTACGTCGCCGGCGGCCACACGCTCGCCATGACGGCGGTCGCCGGCGGCAACGCCAGCATCCTCGCCGTCGACCGGCCGACGGTCACACCCGGGCAGGAGTACCTGGCCTACGCCTACCTGCAGCCGCCCGTCGTCACCGCGCAGGCGTGGATCGAGCTGCGCTTCTACGACAGCCTCGGCAACCAAATCCAGGCCACCCGCTCCACACTGGCGCCGCCGACCCCCGCCACCGGCATGTACCGGCAGCGGGCCTCGGCAAAAGCCCCCGCGAACGCGGCCACCTGCTCGGTCGCTGTGGGCCTCGACGGGGCGTCGGCCGGACAGGTGCTGCGACTGGAGACCATCGTCATCATGGCGGCCCCAGCAGTGCAGGCCGGCACGGTCCTGCCCTATGCCGACGCCACCTTCGAGCAGGGCGTCGCCGGGTGGACGGTCGCCTCCGGGGTGGCCGCGATCGCGCGCAGCAGCCCGTGGGGCAGCGCGGCCATCGACGGCTCCTACTCGATGCGCGTGTCGTCGTCGACCGCCACCACCTCGGTGCTGCGGTCGGCGCGGGCGCCGGTCACACCGGGCGTCAACTGGCGGGCCATCGTCCATGCCGGGGCGGACGTCCTCACCTGGACGTCCATCACGGTGCGGGTCCGCTGGTACGACGCCGCCAACACCGACCTGGGCGCGTCAACGGGAACCTCCTACGCGCTGCCCACCACGACCTGGTACGCGCTGGCCTCCGATGCGGTCGCCCCGGCCGGGGCCACGCAGGCGGCCGTCGAGGTCGTCGTCGTCGCGTCCGCGACGTCGAGCGTGCTGTTCATCGACAAGGTGGCGCTGTGGGAGGTGCTGCCCCTCACCGACGTGGCTGCGGATTCCGACGGCGGGTACGCCACGCTCACCCTGCGGGAGCTGCCCGTGGACGGCGAGGTGACCGTCTACCGGGTCGCGCAGGACGGCACCCGCACCCTGGTCCGCGGCACCGGCGGGCTCATCGACCGGCAGGTTCTCACATCCGACCTGCTGGTCGTCGAGGACCACGAGGCGCCGATGGGCGTGCCGGTCTACTACTGGATCGAGGTGTACGACGTCGGCGGCAGCCGTTCCACCCGCTCCTCCAGCACGATCACCCTCACCCTCGACATCAACGAAGCCTGGCTGAAGGACCCGGGAAATCCGCAGCGAAACGTGCGGGTGCTGGTGCAGCAGGCGCCGGACTGGCAGCGGTCCATCGAGCAGTCCCGGCATGTGGTGCGCGGCCGCCGCAACGCCGTCGTCCTCTCGGGTAGGCGGCAGGGCCTGGAAGGGGAGCTCGCGGTGTGGACGCGCTCCGACGACGAACGCCGCGCCCTGCACCAGCTCCTCGACTCCGGGCACACCCTGCTGTGGCAGGCGATGCCCGGCATGGGCGTGGCGGACATGTACGTGTCCGTCGGGCAGATCACCGAGACGCGCGTGAGCAGGCTCGCGCAGGAGATCTGGCGGGCCTGGTCGCTGCCGATGACCGAGCAGGACATGCCGGTCACGGTCGGCGTCAGCGGCGCCGCGGGCCGCACCTGGCAGGACGTGCTCGTCGAGTTCGCCACCTGGAACGACCTCATGGCCACCTACGCAACGTGGGAAGACGTCTTCCTCGACCGGCGGGGGTGAGCGTGTATCCCGTCTCCGACCGGTTCCTGGCCCGCATCGCCGAGTCCCACACGGTCGTCACCCGCGTCTCCCTGTTCCTCACGACGGGGGAGGTCATCGACCTGCCGCACACGGCCGGGTCGGTGACGGTGGACCGCGGGCAGGCGATCCGCCGCACCTGCACCGTCACCTGCCCCGACCCGTCGATCATCCCCCGCACGCCCTCTGACCAGCTCGCCACCTACGGGGCGCGGCTGCTGCTGCGGCGCGGCGTCGACTACGGCGACGGCACCGAAGAGCTGGTGCCGCTGGGGCTGTTCCGGCTGGACTCGGTGGACGGCGACGTCTCCGACGGGCCCGTCACCCTTCAGGGCAAGGACCTGTCCGCGATCGTCGCTGACGACAAGTTCACGGCGCCGTACACGGCGACCGGCACCGCGGTCGGTGCGGTCACCGCGCTGATCCGGCGTTCCCTGCCCGACGCGCAGGTCATCAGCACCGTCGTGGATGTCGGCATCGGCCGGCGGACGTTCGACGTTGAGGGCGACCCGTGGGCGGCTTGCCAGGAGATCGCCGCCGCCGCAGGCGCGGAGGTGTACGCCAACTCCGACGGCGAGTTCGCCATCGCCACCCTGCCGGACCTGCTCACCACCGAGCCCGCATGGGAGATCGCCGCCGAGGAGCACGGCGTGTACATCTCCGCCCGCCGCGCCATGAGCAGCGAGAACGTCTTCAACGGGGTGCTGGCGCGGGGGGAGAACGCCACCGAGGGCGTGCTGCCCGTCTCCTACCTGGCGACCGACGACGACCCGGGCTCGCCCACCTACTGGGGCGGACCGTTCGGCCGGCGGCCAGCGTTCTACAGCTCGTCCACGCTGATCTCCACCCTCAGCTGCCAGAACGCGGCCCAGCTGAAGCTGCTCGCGGCGAAGGCGCCCAACGCGTCCGGCGACATCACGGCCCTGCCGAATCCGGCGCTGGAGCCGGGGGACGTGCTGCGGATCCTCCACCCGGACGGCACCCGCGAGCTCCACCAGGCCGCCGCGTTCACCGTGCCGCTCGACGAGGCCGGGGACTTCCCGATCAGCACGATCGCGGCGAAGGAGGGCTCATGACGTCCGTGCCGCCGCCCGCCCACCGGGATCTGGCGTGGGCGGTCAAGCAGGCCGCGCGCAGGGTGGGGGAGCAGTCGCCGACCGTGCGCGGCTCCGACTGGCGGCAGGCCATCGTCCAGACCGTCAACACGGACGGCACCGTCACCACGGTCGACGGGATCGTCGCCCGCCGCATGCACGCCTACCTGGCGCCCGCCGAAGGCGACGTCATCGTCGTCTCCGTGTCCTCCGCAGGCGACTGGCTCGCTGCCGGCCGGATGGCGTCCGGCAGCGGCGCCTGGACACCCTTCACCCTGGCCGGGACGTGGACGCCGAACGCCAACTACTACACCCCGGCGTACCGCGTGAACGGGGACGGCACCGCGAGCCTGTGCGGGCTGGCGGGCATGTCGGGCGCCCTCACCTCCGGCATGGTCGTCGCCACCCTCCCCGCGCCCGCGCGGCCGGCGAAGAACGTCCGCGTCACCGTGCAGGTCGCCGTCGGCTACTTCGGCGTCATGACCATCGCCAGCACCGGCGAGATCACCCTGAACGACTTCAACCCCACCCCGCCGGCGACCGGCGGCAAGTACGTGCAGTTCGACACCTTCAGCAGATACCGGCTCGTGTAAGGGAGCAGCATGGCCACCACGGATGACTACGGCCAGGGCGTCAGCATCGCCTCCCTCGCCGACGCCCCCAACGCGGAGGCGCTCGCGAAGAACATCGCGAACGCCATCGTCAGGCAGACGGTGATGAAGTTCGCCTCGGCGTCGAACCGCAACGCCACGATCACGTCGCCCGAAGAGGGCATGTTCGCGTGGCTGAAGGACACCGACCTCCTCACCGTGTACTCGGGGAGCGCCTGGCTGCCGTTCCTCGGCAGCACCGTCGGCGACAAGAAGAACGACGCCTACGAAGCGAAGGGCACGTCGTACTCGACCGCCTTCTCCGCGGGCAGCTACGAGCACTGCGGCGCCTCCTGGGTCGCCCCCCTCTCCGGCAAGGTGAAGATCACCGTCGGTGCGCGGGTCCAGAACTCCTCCACCGCCGGCTCGCTGATCTCCCCGGAGACCCGGCAGGGCTCCACCATCGGCTCCGGCGCCATCGTCGAGACGCCCACCGACAGCATCGGCTTCTCCCACTACGGCGTCACCTACGCGCGCGGCACCGCAGCCCACCTGCTGACCGGCCTCACACCCGGCGCCTCCTACAACACGCGCCTGCTCCACCGTTGCTCGGTCACCGGCGAGACCGCCTACTTCGCGTTCCGCGAGGTCATCGTCGAACCCGTCTCCTAACCCCACCCGCCCCGAGCCCGCGCCCGGGCAATCCCACCTGGAGGCCTCATGGCCAAGACCGGACCGCAGAAGATACCCGGCGCATCGCAGGCGTACTTCTACGGCAACGGCCGCTACAGCGGCTCCAACATGGAGGTCAACTGCGGCGTCGTTCACACCACCGAGGGCATGTCCCTGCCCTCCTACAGCGGCGGGTCGATGGCGCCGACCGTGACGGGCGTGCCCAACATGAAGGACCGCACGATCCGCTGGTACCAGCACTTCGACGTCGACGAGTCCGCACGCGCCCTCGCGAACAAGCTAGGCGGCGTCGAGACGAACACCGCGAACGCCTTCCAGATCGAACTGGTCGGCACCTGCGACGACAAGTACGCCAAGACGTGGTCCGGGAAGAAGGCCGGCGTCGACTACATCCACTGGCCGACCGCCCCCGAGTGGGCGCTCGCCGAGGTGGCGTGGCTGGTCCGCTGGCTCAACCAGAACCACGGCGTCCCGCTCACCTGCGTGAAGGACTGGCTGGCCTACGGCAAGGACTCCCGCCGCCCGGGCGTCACCCCGGCGTCCTACGGCGCCAGCCCGGCCCGCATGTCCATGAGCGCTTGGCGCTCCTTCAAGGGCTGGTGCGGCCACCAGCACGTGCCGGAGAACGACCACGGCGACCCGGGCTCGATGAACTTCGCCCGCGTCATCGCCATCGCCAAGGGCCAGCAGGCCCAACCCCCCAAGGAGGACGACATGCCCACCCCCTACGACCTCTGGGCCTACAAGGGGCGCGGCGAGAAGCGCGACGCCTACGCCTACCTGCGCAGCACCGAAGCCAGCGTGAAGACGCTGACCACGCAGGTGGCCGCGCTCACGGCCACCGTCAACAAGCTGGCCCAGCTCGCCGGGTCCGACGTCGACACCGACCGCGTCGTGGCCGCCGTCGAGAAGGCCATCGCCGACGCACTCGCGGATGCGGGTAGCGCATGACCGTCATCGACTACGAGCCGTATCGGGTGATGACCTCATGAGCCCACGCCAGCATGTCCTCGATGCGCTGCCCGTTGGGCTGGAATTTCACCCACAGCTCCAGGTTCTCCAAGCGGTTGTCCTGCTTGTCGCCGTTCTTGTGGTGAACGTTCTCGCCAGGGAGCAACTCCCTTCCAAGGTGCTGCTCCATAACAAGCCTGTGCTCAAGGACCCAGAGGCGCTCGCCGACCGCGTCCTCACGACGCACTCGGACGTATCCGGCCTTGGTTATGTACCGCCCTTCCATCTGACGTCGCCCGCGCTTGACTCCGGGGCTGCCGCGACCCGGACCAGCAAGCGGGTCGCCGTATCGCCTCATCCGATGAGCATGTCCGTTGCAGTAGCCAGACCTGCGTTCCTTCAGCTCGCAGCCCTCGACGCGGCAAGCGGGGCGGTCGGGCCTATGTAGCCACCAGTACTGGTAGCAGCGCTGACACAGCTTGCGCGTCTTGTTGTGAACTGGCCTGTTGCATCCGGACTCTGAGCAAGTCTCACCGACAGTATCCATGAAAGGATTGCACCGTCTTGGACATCCATTACGATTGCGAGTTCCTGGAGGACGGCCGCACCATCGAGCTGATCTCCATCGGCATGGTGTGCGACGACGGCCGCCAGTACTACGCGGTCAACCGAGACATGCCCGTCCGGAAGATCCGCAAGCACAAGTGGCTGATGGAGAACGTCGTCCCCCACCTGCCCAAGGGGCAGGGCGACATGCGCAACAGCATGTCCAAGCGGTGGCTGTTCCACTACGGCGACCCCCGCGTGAAGCCGCACAAGGTCATCGCGGACGAGGTCATGGAGTTCATCCGTGCCGCAGGACCCGACGTCGAACTGTGGGCCAACTACGGCGCCTACGACCACGTCTGTCTCGCGCAGCTCTGGGGCCGCATGATCGACCTGCCCGAGGGCGTCCCCATGTTCACCCACGACATCCAGCAGGAGCGATCCCGCCTCGGGCTGCGCTGGGACGAACTCCCGCAACAGGAGTCCGGAGAGCACAACGCCCTCGCGGACGCACGCCACAACCAGACCGTCCGGCGCTGGCTCGCCGAACAGGAAGCGAGAACCGCATGAAGATCTTCGGCAGAGAGCCCGCTCTCATCATCGCGTCGGTGTCCGCCGGCCTGTCCCTGCTCGTCACGTTCGGCTTCGGTCTGTCCGCCGAGCAGGCCGGCGCCATCGTCGCCGGCATCTCCGCGGTGTTCGCCGCGGTCACCGCAACCGTCACCCGGCCCATCGCGCCCGGCGCGTTCACCGGTCTCGTCGCCGCTGTCGCCGCACTCCTCGCCGCCTACGGCCTGGACCTGTCTGCCGAGAAGATCGGCGCCATCAACGCGGTCGTCCTCGCCGGGCTCACCCTCCTGACCCGCGGCCAGGTGTCGCCGTCCAGCCCGTCCACGCCCGCCACGGCCGAACCTCCCCGGACGGTCTGATGCCCTGCCGTGCGGCCCGGCGCGTCTACAAGGCCCTGGGCCGCCGCGGCTGCTTCCTCGCGATCCTCGGCACCGGCAAGACCTGCTGGGGTGTCAGCTTCCTCATCGCCCCACCCGACGACCACGGCCTCCAACTCCTCACCCAGTTCTGCGGGCTCCGCCACTGGTCCTGGCTGTGGATCACCTGCGGGCTCGTCACCTTCGGCTCCGCGTTCCTCCGCGTGGGCCGCGACTGGTTCGGCTTCGTGGCCGCCTTCATACCCCCCACCGTGTGGGCACTCGCCTACACCGTCGCCGTCATCTCCGGCGATTACAGCCGCGGCGGATTCGTCGCACTCTGGTACCTCACCTCGCACTGCGGGGTCATCTTGTGGGCGAGCACGGTGCCCGAGTACTCGGTCCCCCCAGCACCCCGGTCGCCACGGAGAGGCAAGG